GGGTAGTGATGCCACTGATGATGCTATTGTTTTAGTGGGAGGAAACGATATAGGATTAGTTAGAGATAGCGCTAATCAAATAACAATAAACTCACAAGCTGTAGGAGGTGTAACGTCCGTTGATGAAACTACTCCGGGAACATCATCGGGAACGCCTATAGTTGTAAATCCAACTACAGGAACTGTTCTTGTTCAGTCAATGGCGTATGCAGGTCAAGCTAATGTAGGGCATGTACCAACAGGAGGGGTAGCAGGTCAATATTTAGATGGTGATACAGGAGCTTGGATAACATTGCCTTCGACTCTTAGTATAGATAAAAAAACTTTTACCGGAACAGGATCACAAACTGTTTTTAATTTAGCAAGTACAGCAGCTGGATTAACGGTTAACAATTTAGCTATTTATATATCCGGTGTCTATCAAAATAAATTAGACGCGTCTGATGTTGCTAACTTTACGGTTGGAGCAGGAGCAAATCCAGATGTAACATTTTCACCAGCCCCACCATTAACCGCAGCAAACGGAATAGAAATAGTAATAACAAGATAAACTTAAAGCTCAATGGCAACAACTAAAGTAACTACAAACAGTATTGACATGAGTAGTAACGCTGGAGGGCTTACCTGGGTAAAGGGCACTACTGCTCAAAGGCCCGCAGGAGCTTCCGTATCGAATTGCAATTATCCAACTACAGCAACAGCGCTGTATCAGCTTGAAGGTAACGCCAACGATACATGCGGAAATTATAACGGAACAGCTGCAAATATTACATATACATCGGGTTCAGGAGGTAAGTACGGGGAGGCTGCTATTTTTAATGGTACCAGTAGTTATATAGACTTAAATTTAAAAAATAAATTCATAGGAACTATTTCAATTTGGTTTAATGGCGCTACACCCTCTTCACTATGTTTTTTATATGCGTCAACAGCAGGAAGTAGTTCAAACAACGGTGTTGCCCTTATAGCTAACACAGATGGAACAATAAGAATACTTATTGGGCAAGGCATAAGTGGTTCGTTTGCTTTGGATGTGTCAACAACAGATACTTTTTTTGACAGCAATTGGTATAATGCAGTATTAACATGGGATTTGAGTAGCGCTGGAACTAATGTATATTTGTATATAAATGATGTGGAAAAAGCTTCTGGGGCAGCAACTACTGGAAATTGGACTACAGGTCAAGACTCTTCTGACCTTATTTTAGGACATTATAACACTGCAGGTGGTTCTGAAACATTCAATGGTAACATAGACCAAGTTAGAATCTTCCCAAGTGTTTTGAGTTCAACTGACATCACAAAGTTACAAAGCGAAACAACAACTGGCACGCTCTCTATTGGGAATCTACGAGAAAACACGGAGACAAACAGAACAGAGGTGTTTACTAATCAGTTAGCTTCAGCCGCTACCGTATCGGATTGCAATTATCCTACTACAGCTTCTGCTTTATATCAATTTGACGACGATGTATCAGATACTTGTAATAATTACAACGGTACAGCTTATAATTTAAATGCTTATGTTACAGGTAAATTTGGAAAAGCAGCTAGTTTTAATGGTACCAGTAGTAGAGTTGATATTACCTCGCCAATTGGTCAAAATGCTAGTAATGAAAATGATGATTTTAGCATATCTGTTTGGGTTTATTGGACTTTTATAACAGGAACAGCTGGAGCATCTAATGGAACAATAAGTGGTAATTCTAGTGGATCAAGCAATAGTTCATTTGCAATATATTCTTATGGTAATGCTGCCGGAATATCTGTAGCATTTGAAAGATTTTTTAATAATACAGGTTATTATTCTTCAGGTTATCTCACGGCTGCTCCTTTTGCAGCTGTAATTAATACTTGGTACAATATTGTTTTTACATACGCTGGTAGTACAAAAACTGTTACAACTTATGTTGACGGAACAGCCTTACCTACTTATACACTTAATACTAATGCTGGAGCTAGAACTATGAATCCTTTGAATAGTTTTGGGTCATACAATGGGAGTAGTTTTGGGCATCTTGGATATTTAGACCAAATAAGAATATTTCCAAGTGTATTATCACAACCAGACGTAACAAAGTTACAAAACGAAACAACAACTGGCGGAGCCTCTTCTTGGAGAAATCTAAAGGAGTCGGCAGCTACTGTAAATATAGACAGCGAGTATTTAGTTGTAGCAGGCGGCGGCGGCGGCGGCTCATTAAACAACGCTGGAGGAGGTGGAGCTGGAGGTCTTAAAACAAATTTTGGAGGTACTAAAATTACTTTATCGGGTGGTACAGCTTATACTATTACAGTAGGACCACCAGGCGCAGGAAAAACTGCAAGCGCGGCAGGAGGAAATGGTACAAATTCTATTTTCTCAGGGTCAGATATTACAAATATAGAGTCTACAGGTGGTGGAGGTGGAGCTACAGGAACTGGGGGAGGTGGCTCTGCATATACAGCAGGAAACGGAGGATCTGGAGGAGGATCTGGATGGAATCAAACAAATCAAGGAACCGGAAATGCAGGCGAAGGATTTGCTGGAGGTGTTGGATCACAAAGTGGCGCATATACAGGTGGTGGTGGTGGTGGTGCTAGTGAAGCTGGAAGTACGAATGGAGTTGGGCATGGTGGAGACGGTGTTAGTAATTCTATAACAGGCTCAGCTATTGATTATGCAGGTGGTGGTGGTGGTGGCGCAGATAATACAGGTAGCCCTGGCGGAGCGGGAGGAGGCGGAGCGGGCGCAATTGGAGCCGGAACTACGGCAGTAGATGGTAGTGCTAACAAAGGCGGCGGCGGCGGCGGCGGAAATCCATCAAGATTGCCTAGTGGCGCTGGAGGCTCTGGAATAGTTATATTAAGAAATAAAGCAGCAACGGCAACATTAGGTTCAGGGATAACAGTCAATGGTATAGCAGGCCCTAGTTCAGTAACTGGAACATCAATTGGAGCAACGGGTGATTATTATTATTCAGCAACATTAGGAACAGGAACAATAACATTTAGTTAATTATGGCATACTACGCAAAAATATCAAATGATGAGTTTACAGTAAGTGAGAGATCTAGGCTGGCCGCTGCTGAACAAGAAAGATATTCTATTATAGCGACTAACACGGATAGGGAAAACGCTGAATATACAGCACTAAAAGATGCCTATAGAGAATCATTAAACGGAACGGAAGAAGAGCAAAAAATAGCCAAAGATAATCTCGAAGCTAAAGAATCTGAGGGTACAGAGGCATTAACCATAGAAATTGAAGCTCTAGAAACTAAAATAGCGAATGCGCTTTGCAGGGTTACTGATATGTGTTCAGGAGTTGATGAATACACCTCTTCTAAAGGTGAAGAAACAGCCGAAGACAACTCAGTATATTGGGAAGGATACTACGGGGGATGCAAGAGAACGTCATACAACACACGAGGTGGCGCACACACGCTAGGCGGCACGCCGTTTAGAAAAAATTATGCAGGGGTAGGATATATCTACGACCCTGTTCGAGATGCGTTTTATTCGCAGCAACCCTACGCAAGCTGGACACTTAATGAGTCTACTTGTTACTGGTCAGCGCCAACTTCTATACCCGAAGAAGGAGATTGGTATTGGAAAGAAGACACAACCGAGTGGGTTGATTACGTTTACATAAACCCAGACAACAACCAACCCTATCCTAGTTGGATATGGGATATAACAAACGGAGGATGGAAAGCCCCAATAGAAGCGCCGGCTGAATACTATCGACCAGCGTGGGATGAAAAAAATCAAAGGTGGATAGATTATGAGACGGGAAACTATTACTGGAAAGAAGATACTCAGGAGTATGTAGACTATGTGTATTACAATCCTGATAACAACCAGCCCTATCCTAGTTGGACATGGGACTCGTCAAAAGGTATTTGGGAGCCACCGGTAGAAAAACCTGACGATGATTTAAAGTATTATTGGAATGAAGAAACATTAACTTGGGAAAAGACACATCATGGCACTAACTAAAGTAATAACAGACTTAACGGAATTCAACCCAGGCAATCCTGATTATTTTTTAACTGCAACCAATCCAGTTACGGTTATTAATGCGGGTGGTAATCAGTATAACTTTAATGGTGTATATGGTAAGTTTGGATTAAGAATAGGCACTACAGTTTTAACAGGCGTGCCTAGCTCTCATCCTTTTGCTGTTTTAAATAATGGACTTACAGGGATTACATATACTGGGACTGTTAATGAAGGTACTTTAGCGGTAGGTGGATTTACATATACTTTTTACTCAGGAGATGTAACAATTACAGTTACTGCTGGTTTTGGTGTTGCTAGTTATTATTGCAAAATCCACGGTTACATGGGAGGAGAAAATAATTTTGTTTCTGTTTATTCCACATCGGGACTTAGAATGCCAAGTAGCAGTTCTGCATATTCAGGTCCAGCTGTAGCAAAAGGAATGATGTAGGTCAAGTATCAGAAAGTTCAGCTAGTTGCATGCAACATTACAACGGGACAGATTGGAAAAACTTTGATAATTTATCTAACTCTACACTAGGTACTTGCAATTATCCTGTAACAGGAACTGCTTTATATCAATTTGAAGATAATGCTAATGATACGTGTGGAACTTATAATGGAACAGCAGGTGCTAATATAACTTACCCAGCTGGTAAGTTTGGAAAAGCGGCAAATTTTCCAGGAAATTTAAATACGCCGGCTGATGGAATAGTTTTACCATCTTCACTTTCTCCTAAATTAATTAACAATTTTAGTATGTCTTTTTGGTTTAATGCCGATACTTTTGCTACAGGCTGTCTTAGTGGTTGTGGAAATTATCCTACATTATTTGCTGGGTTTGAAGATATGAAAATGTATTTTTGTGTATATGGATCTGGTAGTAATTATAAATTATATTATTATAATTATGGTGGTAGTGGTGCCAATTTAATCGGAACAACAAATTTATCTACTAGCACATGGTATAATGCTGTATTGACTCAAAGTTCTACAGGTGGGGCAAAAATATATTTAGATGGTAATATCGATGGGTCTAATGCTAGTATAACTGCTGATGGACCTTCTACAGGAACCGCATCTGGGCAAAATTTATTTGGAGGATATAATAGTAGTGGAAATTTTGATCTTCCTTGGAATGGATTAATGGATCAGATAAGAATATTTCCTTCAGTATTAACACAAGGAGATATAGATAAACTTCAATTAGAATCATAATGGCAATAACAAAAATAGGAACACCGGAATTATTTGACTTCAGCGCAACCAATACAGAGCTGCAATTACCAACGGGTGATACGGCATCTAGACCTGCCTCTCCCAGTACTGGCGAGTGGCGCTTTAATACTACATTAAAATATGTAGAGTTCTATGATGGTGGTGAATGGAGGCAAATAGACACTGAAGCAATTCCTGCCCCCGCTGAACCAGGTACAGATAATTTTAATACAGTTTTATATGTAGGTAACGGTTCAACTAAAGTTGTCACAACAGTTGGATTTGGAGTTGGACTTGTTTGGATAAAATCACTGAATGGTACGGGATCAAGCGGCGGTTATAACGCTTTGTTTGATATAATTAGAGGACCATATAAACAAAATAACACAAATTTAACTCGTGCCGAGTATAACTCATCACCATACGGTGTAACTACTTTTGGTACTGATGGTTTTACTGTTGCCGATAATTCTGAAGGGGGTAACTCTGTTAATGGTGGAGTTGGAGGTACGTACTCAGGAACTCCACCTGATTATGTTTCATGGAACTGGAAAGCCGGAGGTGCTGCTACAACAATAGCAGCGGGTACAGAAGGTAATTCAATAGCCAGTGATGTTAGTACAAATGTTGCTGGGGGTTTTAGTATAGTAAATTATACAGGAAATAATACAACTGGAGCAACCGTCAGTCATAATCTTGGAGGGGTGCCTGATCTTATAGTTTGGAAAGCTAATCAAAATGCAGGTTGGAAAGTTTTCTGTAGTCAATTTCCTACACCCACCTCTCAAATAATGGAGCTGTATACCACTGAAGGGCTTAGTACTAACACTACTTTTATTAATCTAACGCTACCAACCGATAAACTTATTACTCTTGGAGCATATGGTGATACAAATCCTAATAACGTTTCAACTAGTGTGTATTGTTGGAGATCAATACCAGGCTATAGTAAAATTGGCACTTACACCGCTGCCGGAGGCACCACGTTTGATATTGCGTTAGGATTTAAACCAGCGTGGATAATGTTTAAGAGTCAAGTATCTACAGGCAATTCTGCTTGGATTATATTTGATAATAAAAGAAATCCATCAAATCCAAGAACATGTGAGATATTTCCTAATAGTGATGTGGTACAGTCTTGCACAACAGGAACATCACCTAATTATAGAGGTATTAATTTTACAAGTACAGGAGTTGAATTATTGCCTAATAGCTACGTTAATAACCTAACAAACAATTTTATTTATATGGCTTTTGCTGAATAAAAATATGGAATATACACAGACTACTACGGCGGGAGACATTAAGGTAAATTATATATATGTTAATGGACAAGATAAGTAAACATGTATCGTATAAAGAAGGAGTGCGATCTAATACAGCCACCCGTTTAGATATTGACAACACGCCCTCATCTTACGAGCTTTCTAACATGGGTATTCTTGCAGATAATCTTTTTGAGCCTTTAAGGAAGTGGGCATCTGGACCAATAAAAATTAATTCTTTTTATAGATCTCCAAAATTAAACACCGCTATTGGCGGAAGCAAATCAAGTCAGCATTGTCAAGGACGAGCAATAGATATAGACGATACTTTTGGACATAAAACAAATGCAGAGATGTTTAATTACATCAAAGAAAACTTAAGCTTTGATCAGATTATTTGGGAATTTGGAGATAACAATAACCCTGATTGGGTACATGTTAGCTATGTGTCAGAATCCGAAAATAGAGGGAGAGCTTTACTAGTTAAGAAAGTAAAAGGAAAGAATACTTATCAAGCAATATGAGTAGGCCAAAGAAAAAATTTGGACAAACAACCGTAGGCAAACTTCTAAAAGGAGCAGTAGGTTTAATTAACCCAACCCTAGGAAGTTTAATCCAAGGAGAGATGTCTGTAGAGCAGGTAGTGTCTTCTATTAAAAATTCTGACGTACCACCAGAAGACAAGATAAAAGCGCAAGAGATGGTCTTAGAAGCATATCAGGCGGAAGTAGAAGATAGAGCAAGCGCTAGACAAAGAGAGATGGCAGCATTGTCCTCTGGGTCAGAAGATATACTATTTAAAACAGTAGGATGGGGAATAACATTGTGTTTTGTAGGCGTTATAGCTGGAGCTATAGGTTTATGGGAAATTCCTGAAGAGTCCCAGCGATTATTTGACATGGCTTTTGGTGCGGTAGTCGCTGCATTTACACAAGTCATTGGATATTACTTTGGATCTTCAGTAGGAAGTAAGCAAAAAACAAACTTGATGAACGGCAAAGGAACTAGCGAATAATCATTCGTGTAGCTGCCTTTAAATTATTTGTATCTTTATCCTTTAATCAAATCAAATCAAATGGATATAAGAAAAATATCTGTAGGTCCCGACTATAAATCAGGGGCTATGCATTACCTAACAGGACAAGAGGTGTTGGGAGGCAGTTACAAAATTCATTTACTACAGCACGACACTATTAATGACTCTTTTAAAATTTGGATAGAAAGAGACAAAGAGGTTGTTCTATGGAAAGAGTTTAAGTCGAATATTCCAGTGTCAATTGAATATAATATAAACTTCTAATGAACTCACCTAAAGATTTCATAGTTGAACCTTTCGAAGGAGGTCGCTATAAAAACACAAAAAACATATCGGGATTGGATTTTATAACAAGCTCTTCTGAAGAAAATCATAAAGCATCTAATAGGATTGCTAAAGTTATAGCCACTCCCTTAAACTACAAAGGTCCTATAAAAAAAGGAAACTTATTAATTGTTCATCATAATGTTTTTAAGTTCTATTTTGATATGAGAGGAAGAAGGCGTAGTGGAAAAAGTTATTTAAAAGATGATTTGTTTTTGGTTGATAATGATCAGTTCTATATGTACAAACAAAAAGGCGAATGGCATAGTCATGATAGGTATTGTTTTGTAGAGCCTATAGATAAAGAAGAGTCTTTTTTGTTTAAGAGGTTTAAAGAAGAGCCGCTAATGGGAAAGATGAAGTATCCGAACGAGTATTTAATGTCTAGAGGCGTAATGCCAGGTAGCAAAGTAAGTTTTAAACCGGACAGCGAATATGAGTTTGAAGTCAACGGAAAGAAATTATATAGAATGTTTGATCATCAAATATCTTTATTGTTATGACAAATTTAATACTAGATAATGCTATATCCGACCCGGACAGTTATGTTAAGGAAATATTAAGTGGAGATTTTATAGATGTTCCGGACGGAGAAAAAGTTTTTAAAGGAATACAAATAAGAAAAGATGATGAGTTACAGCAAAAAATAGAAAAAACATATCCGGGGTACAAAGTGGTATATAATTTTGTGAGACAATCTCCCGAAGGACAGGCAGAGCCGAACTACATTCATAGTGATGAAATGATGGGAGATAAAACTGTTTTGTTGTACTTAAATAAAATTAATCCAAAAGGTGCGGGAACTACGCTGTACGATTATGACAATCCCATGTGTATTTTTTTTGCTAAATACAATCGTCTAGTGGTTTTTGATTCTTATATTCCTCATTCAAGAAATATTTTTAATAATTTTGGAGAGGGTGATAATTCAAGGTTAGTACAAGTAATGTTTTTAAAAAAAATAACATGAGTTCAGAGTTATTAAAAGTACAGATTATAGAGGCAGGTCGTAGGGCAGTCGAGCAGCTTATAAAAGTTGCTAAGGAGGATATAATAAAACCTGATCCCGAAGATGATATAGCAGCGGATAAATTAAAAAATGCAGCAGCTACAAAAAAGCTAGCCATATTTGATGCCTTTGACATACTAAGTAAAATAGATCAAGAGCAGGAAAACATAGATGCTTCTGTTAATAATGTGCCAACTCAAACAAAACAAGGATTTGCTGAAAGAAGATCAAAATAAATTATATTATTCTTTAAAGGATTTTATTCCTCAAAAGGTAATGACTCAAAAAAACAGAGGCAAAACCTGGTTGTATGGATACAACGAAAGATTTGATTTTATTGTAATTTCTAAAACAGGAATAATTAATGAAATCATAAATATAAATGGTCTTAATATTGGATTACCGAATACGCCAGAAAATATAGCCAAGGAAGATTGTGAGCCTTCTAGTCAATATTGGTCTAGAGAAAACCTTCCTAAAGAATTATCTAGAATGGTATCGATCTTTCAGTGGAACGATATGCCGGTGGGGTTTAAAAATAAATGGGTTGATTATATAGAAAGTGAGTTTGATAGGAGAGAGTTAGGGCATTGGTTTTATAATAAAGGAATACCTACATATATAACGGGATCACATTATATGTATCTTCAATGGACTAGTATTGATGTTGGATATCCAGATTTTAGAGAAGCCAATCGAATATTCTTTATTTACTGGGAAGCATGCAAGGCAGACAAGAGGTGTTTCGGATTAGACTATCTTAAGATAAGAAGGTCAGGTTTTTCTTTTATGGGCTCCTCAGAGTGTGTAAACACAGGAACTCTAGCAAAAGACGCAAGGGTTGGAATACTTTCGAAGACTGGATCAGATGCTAAGAAAATGTTTACCGATAAGGTTGTTCCTATCGCCAATAGACTTCCTTTCTTTTTTAAACCCATACAAGATGGTATGGATAAACCTAAAACAGAATTAGCTTTTAGAATACCAGCGTCTAAGATTACCAAAAAAAACATGTATGATACAGTTGCTGACGAACTATATGGCTTAGACACTACAATAGATTGGAAGAACACAGACGAAAACTCCTATGATGGTGAAAAGTTATTGCTATTAGTTCACGATGAAAGTGGTAAGTGGATAAAGCCTAACAATATATTAAATAATTGGAGGGTAACTAAGACCTGTTTAAGGTTAGGGAGTAAAATTATAGGCAAGTGCATGATGGGGTCTACTTCAAATGCATTAAGTAAAGGAGGGTCTAACTTTAAAAAGTTATTTGAAGACTCAGATATTTCAACACGAAACGCTAATGGCCAGACTAAAAGTGGAATGTATTCTTTGTTTATTCCGATGGAATGGAACATGGAAGGGTTTATTGATAAACATGGATGGCCTGTATTTCATGCGCCAGAGAAAAATATGCTAGGAGTCGATGATGAGATGATATCAAATGGTGCGATAGACTATTGGGAGGCCGAAGTGGAGTCTTTAAAAAACGATGCCGATGCATTAAATGAATTTTATAGACAGTTTCCAAGAACAGAGTCTCATGCTTTTAGAGATGAAAGTAAATCATCTTTATTTAACTTAACTAAAATATATCAACAGATAGATTATAATGATTCTTTGATATTGGAGCATCATGTAACTCAAGGTAAATTTTATTGGAAAAATGGTGTAAAAGACTCCGAAGTAATATTTACACCAAGCAACAAGGGAAGATTTAAGGTTTCATGGATGCCCAATAAAAACCTTACGAATATACATAGTGTTAAAAACGGAACTAAGTATCCACTTAATGAGCACATTGGAGCATTTGGATGTGACTCATATGATATATCAGGAACCGTAGGAGGAAGAGGATCTAATGGTGCGTTACATGGATTAACAAAATATAGTATGGAAGAGGCTCCAAGTAATGAGTTTTTTCTAGAGTATGTTGCTCGACCAGAAACTGCAGAGATGTTTTTTGAAGAGGTTCTTATGGCATGTATATTTTTTAGTATGCCCATTCTTATTGAGAACAATAAGCCAAGGCTTCTTTACCATTTTAAAAACAGAGGGTACAGAGGGTTTTGCATGAACAGACCGGACAAGCATTTTAATAAGCTATCTAAAACAGAAAAAGAATTAGGAGGTATACCTAATACTTCTGAAGATGTAAAGCAATCACACGCGGCAGCTATAGAATCTTATATAGAAAAACACATTGGCATAGACTTAGATAGTGTGGGGGAAGAAAGCAAGGGAATGGGTAGTATGTATTTTGTTAGAACATTAGAAGATTGGTCTAGGTTTGATATTACGAGTAGAACACAATATGATGCTAGTATCAGTTCGGGCCTAGCAATAATGGCAAATCAAAAATCCTTATATTTACCTGAGCAAAAACAGTCGAAAATAAGTCTTAACTTTGCTAGATATACTAATAGTGGAAATTATAGCGAATTAATTAAATGAAAGAAGTTAAAATAAATATTTCCTCTGTAGGATTTCCCAGTCAGTTTGCGTCAGACGCAGAAAAAAAAACTGAAGAATTTGGGCTACAGATAGGACAGGCAATTCAATACGAATGGTTTAGGAAAGATTCAGGTGGCTGTAGATACTATAGTCAGTGGAGAGACTTTAACAGATTGCGACTTTATGCTAGAGGAGAGCAGTCTGTAGCTAAATACAAAAACGAATTAGCTGTAGATGGAGATTTATCTTATTTAAACTTAGACTGGACTCCCGTTCCTATCCTTCCAAAATTTGTTGACGTTGTTGTTAACGGAATGGCGGAAAGAATATTTAAAGTAAAAGCATACGCTCAAGACGCATTGTCTCAGGCAAAAAGAAGTAAGTATCAAGAAATGATAGAAGGTCAGATGGCAGCAAAAGACCCCTTGATAACTTTACAAGAAGCAACGGGTGTAGATCCTTTTACTATGAATCCTGATGATTTGCCTTCATCGGACGAAGAGTTAAGCTTGTACATGAATCTTAATTACAAGCCCGCTATAGAAATAGCTGAAGAAGAAGCAATAGACACTATGTTTGCTGAAAACCATTATGAAGATATTCGCAAGAGAATAGATTATGATCAAATGGTGATTGGTGTAGGTATGTCGAAACATGAGTTCCTTCCAGGAGCAGGAGTAAAAGTTTCATATGTTGATCCTGCTAACGTGGTATACAGTTATACTGAAGATCCTCATTTTAAAGATTGTTTTTATTGGGGAGAGATTAAAACAGTAGCCATGACTGAATTGGTAAAGATTGATACCACTCTTTCAAAAGAAGACATGGAAAAGATTTCTAAGTATAGTCAGAGCTGGTATGATTATGAAAATGATATTTTTTATAGAGATACATGCACTTTAATGTATTTCAATTATAAGACAACAAAAAAAATAGTATATAAAAAGAAAATTTCTGATACAGGAGCAACAAAGATGATTGAAAAAGACGATTCTTTTAATCCTCCAGAAGAAATGCTTGAAGAAGGAAAGTTTGAAAAAATAGAAAAAACAATAGATGTCTGGTATGATGGAGTAATGGTTATGGGAACCGATATAATTTTAAAGTGGGAGTTGGCAGAAAACATGGTTAGACCTAAGTCTGCTTCTCAGCATGCAATACCTAATTATGTGGCTGTTGCTCCAAGGATGTACAAAGGAGTAATTGAATCTTTAGTTAGACGAATGATACCTTTTGCTGATCTTATTCAGATGACTCACTTAAAGTTACAGCAAGTAATTGCAAGGGTTGTTCCTGATGGAGTATACATTGATGCAGATGGATTAAATGAAGTAGACCTCGGTACGGGAGAAGCTTATAACCCAGAGGATGCGCTGCGTTTGTATTTTCAAACAGGTAGTGTAATTGGAAGAAGTTATACTCAAGAAGGAGAATACAATCAAGGTAAGGTCCCTATAAAAGAACTGACCTCAAACTCTGGAGCCTCTAAAACACAAATGTTAATTTCCAACTACAATCATTACTTAGACATGATACGGTCAGTAACAGGGTTAAATGAAGCTCGTGATGGATCATCGCCAAACTCTGATGCTTTGGTTGGAGTTCAAAAACTAGCAGCCTTAAGCTCTAATACAGCTACCCGCCATATATTAGACGGAGGTCTTTACATATATCGTACGTTAGCCGAAGCGCTAACATATAGGGTAGCTGATATTTTAGAGTACGCAGACTTTAAAGAAGACTTTATAAACAAAATAGGAAAGTATAATGTAAGTATTCTAGGAGAAATATCCGACTTGTATATCTATGACTTTGGTGTCTTTATAGAGCTATCTCCAGATGAAGAACAAAAAGCAATGTTAGAGCAAAACATTCAAATGGCTTTATCTAAAGGAGATATAAATTTAGAAGACGCAATAGATATTAGAGAAATAAAAAATCTT